TTTATTAGCTGTGTCTCTTGAAGTTTTTACATTTAATTCTCTGTTAAAGAACCAACCTTGTGATTGAACACTCATAGAAGTTTCATCTAAAATATTCTTAGCGACCGCTACGTCTGTACCAATATTTCCAGTAATAGAACTGACTGGACTTTCACCAATAAAACTTAGCATGGTGTTTATCGCTTGTAATTCTGTAGTTGCATTTATTTGTGTTGCCATTGATTGTCCTTTTTAAATTTGCAAAGTAGGGGACTTAGTCTCCCTCATCCCCTACTCCTATATAGTATAAATAAACTTAATAAATATTAAGCGTCTTTAATTCCTACAGCACTTTCTGGTCTAAGTACGCCATGACCCATAGCATATTTAGCAACCATTAAAGTACCTTGTCTTCTAATGTCGTATTCCATTTCAGTAGCTAAATCCATTAACTTAACAGTTCCAACTGCTGACGGGTGACAAACTAAACCTTCGAAGTTAGTCAAGTTTACAGCTTGTGGATTTGAACCACCTTGAGTAGCTGAACCTTGGTCAACACCTGAGTTTACGTTTGAAGCAACAAAATGAGGAACAGAAATTAATCTGATGCCTGCAATTTGTAACACTCTACCTGAAGCAACACCACCATTAGCACCACCACTGAAGTCAACATTGACTGCATTAGTAGCATTTGCTAATTTGTAGTACATTTCTGGTTTTAAGAAACAGATTCTACCTTCAGATGGAACATATTTGTCATCTAAAGTTTTGGCTGCGTCAAACAATGAATCAATAAATCCATTTGCAGACGTTGCCGCAGTTGCAGAAGCGATAGCAGTATTAGTTAATACTGTACCTGCGTCTCCACCTGTAACATTGGCAGTACTCGTTAGAGCTGCTTGGCCAACAGTTTGTAGAACGTGTTTGTCTTTTTGGAAAGCTAATGCTCTTCCAATTTCAGTAGAATATGAACTTCTCACATCCCAATGATTTTTAGCTTCTTCCAAATTACTTAGGAAGGCGCTAGATATTAAAAGGTCGTTAATAGTAATAACCTTTTCGTTGTGGTTTACATCAGACCCAAGTATTTCTGCACCTGGAGTATGGTAAGCAGCAACTGTTCTTCCCATTACGGGAAAAGTTGCGCTCTTTCCATTACTGATACTTCTAGTACTGTCAGCACCTTGTGTTTTACTTGCTCTTTCAAAAGAAGTAATTACTTCTCCGGAAAAAACTTTTAAAAACAATGCGTCTTCTGAACCAGAAGCATTTACTCGTCCAATGGAAGCCGGAGTTGCGTTTGACATATTTGTCTCCTTTTTCTATTGTTATTGTTTAAAAAGCTTTCACAAGTTTCTAGTTTATTTCACAAGATTGTCGTTCCTCGGAACGGTCAAGTTAATGGACTTTAACTTTGTGTTAGCAGTTGCTACCTATAAAGGTAACACAACTATGCTTTGGCAGTTTTTGCCGCTCTTTTAAATTGAGCTGCGGTAGGTCTACCTTTTGTACCTGCTGTTCGCATTTTTTCACCTGAACCTGCTTTAATTCTAGCACGTTTTTTATGAATGTTTGCGTAGAGTCCTGGTTTAGCCATATCAGTATCCTTTACTTTTTGGTTTTGGTTTCGGTTTTGTCTTTGGTTTGTATTTTGGCATATTATAACCTACTGTTGTTTAGTTTGTTTTGTACGTCAGCTCTATATGCTTCATCATTTGCATATCTTTCATCATTCATAGCAGACGTAACTTCAGCCCAAGACCTATAGCCTGGAGCATTTGATGAAGTAGATTTATTTGCAGTTTGTAATGAAGGTTCGTCACCAACATTATTTTTATAACGTGCATTTAAACCTTGTATTGCTAAACGTGTAGCTTCAATATCTTTTCCATTAACAGTTTTGTTAAAAGAATTTATTTCTGCTTCGTTTAAATTATCAGAGGCCCAATTCATCATATTGTTATATGCGTCTGTTCCTCCAACTTCTTGTTTTAAAGTATTAGAAGTTTGACTTGCAATAGCTTCTTGTCCTTTAATAAAAGCGTCTACATAATCTTTAGGTATTCCTGCTTTTCCCAAAGCTTCATATGAACTTTCTTTTAATTGTCCTCCTTCATTATATTCTTCTTGAAGTGATGACATGTTTAACCCTGCATTTTCTACAGCTTTTTCAGCTTTATCAATGGATAAGTCAGCGTTGTCTTTTTTTGTTTCTTCTTTTGTAGGCTCAGACTCTTTTGTATTTTCAGACTGTCCTAATTTACCTTCTAATTCACCATAGGCTTTTGCCATATCTTCTGGAGATTTAAACTTACCAGGTAACCATTCAGGTCTACTTTCATTTTCAAAAGTTTTGTCTTCCGATGGTTGTTCTGAAGTTGTCTCTGGTGTTTGTATTTCTACTTTTTCTACCATTTATTATCCTTGCGGTTTTGTCATGTTGTCTGCAACTTTAGGGGCCACGTCTTGAGCGGTGTCCTGCATTTGTTGCATTTGTTGTTGTTGCATTGCAGCTTCTTGTTCAGCTTGTAATTGTTCTTGAGATTTTAATAATCCCTCAGTGTCAATACCAAGTCCAGTTGCTAACCTTGTAATTAAATCTTGTGGATTTAAAAGTTGCACGACTTGTGGATTGATTTGTGCAAGTTGACCTATCTCTGCTACAAACTCTCTTAATTTTTGTAAGTCATTACCACGTCCTAGTGCTTCAACACCTGTGATAATTGTGGGCCTTACTGAACCCTTGGGTAGTTTAGGAATTTCATTTTGACTTCCCATTCTATCCATTAGTAATTGCACTAGAGGTAATTGTAATTCTTGAGATAGTAAAGAATATATACCACCCATTGCAGTTTCTAATTCGTTTGCCATGTATCTAATCTCTTGAGCAGTTACACGTTCAGCCTGTCTTTGTATGGCTGTGTTTAATAAAAATGCATAAGCTAATCTTTCTTCTAATCTTGCGATTGCTTTTTCTACAGTTTGTAAATCATAAAATTTGTTTGCTTGTAAAACTGCTACATCATCTGCACTACCAGATATAATGTCACCATTACGTGCTACAGCTATGTCTCTTTTCTTAGTAGTTGAATTGGGTCTTACCATAAAAATCATTTTGGCACTCGCAGCAGAAGACTCGACTAAAGATTGTGATAAACCTTCTAAAGATTTTAAATCACCAATGTACTCTTCAACGTAACTACGGCCATAGTCCTCACCGTCTACTCTAATCATTCTTAAAGCTAACCATGGTAATTTATCTTGGTTATATGAACCAACAGATGAAGGTATTTTAATTCCTTTAGTCTCTTGGCAAACATAAAATTTACCATTATCTAGTTTGTAAACGTGTGTATATAAATCACAATTTGTTTGTGACTGAACATCTTCTTTTGACATAAGTGAAAGCACTTGCTCTCTAACTTCTTCATCTAAAGATAAAACAGAAACACTTTCTTTTACAACTATTTCTAATAAATTACCTTCACCGTCTCTTTTACATACATACTGATTTAAACCATAAACTCTCATGTTACCTTGTTTTGGAATATGGGCTAAAGCGTTACCGCCTACAATTAAATGTTTTATTAATTCAAATGTTGGAACACGTAATGCAAGAGATTCTATTTTACCCATTACTTCACGTTCAATTTTAGATAAAGCTTTTTCTACTGATGTTTTTAATTCGGGTTGTTGTTCTATTTGTTCTTTAGCTTTGCCTTGTATCGCTAACCTAAAGAAAGGTTGATTAGGGGGAAGTAATAAAAGTAGTAATTTTGAAGCAAGGTTGTTGACACCTCTACTACCCACTGATTGAAAAGGACTATAAAAGTCACTTGATTGTGTTTGATAATTTTCTGGAATTAATGTGGGAATAGTTAACTCTGAACATTCACGTCCTCTATCGAGGTAATGTTCTTTAATTTCACTTAAAGATTCATAACGATTTTCTGCTGTATCTTTAACATCCATTAAACGTTAACGCTAGGATTTGTAGTTCCGATATTTAAATCAGTTTGCATAGCTGTAGTTCCTTTTTTTGATTTCTTTTTCTTAGCAATCTCTAAAGAATCTTCAGAAGCTAATTCAATTTCAGGTGATAGTTCATCGTTTCCTGCTATAGAATTTCTAACTGGCTGTATCGGTGTTGGGTTGGGTGATGGGCTTCCTCCTCCGCACATAATTGTCTCCTTTTTTTGTTAATAATTTGTTGTAATATTTAATCCAGAAGATTGCGCTGTTACATTATTTTTAACCTTCTTAGGTTTTTTAACAGGCGTTGTGTCTATTTCTGGAGGTGAGTTTTTTGGTTCCATTATGTTACCGTCAACGAATTTTATCGTAGGGTCTTCTCTAACAACTGGGGTAGGTTTTTTAGTTCCCATACACATAATTATTTTTCTCCTAACAAATTATTTTCGCTTCGTTTTTTTAAGTCTATTAACCAATTAACTACACTTCTTTGACCCGCTTTAAACCAGACAGTTTTTTCATTGTCTTTTAATTCGGGTGCTTTTTCTGGATAAATTTTATCTAAAACTTTGATAAGTTCATCCACGGTGTAAGGTAATTGGATGTCATTTAAGTCATCCATAATGTTTTCCTTCTAATATGGGGCCTAATTATGCCCACAAGTCTCCTGTTAAGTTACCTTTTGCATATTCTGTGGCTCTATTTTCAAAGAAATTAGTATGTTCTACGCCATTTAATACCCAATCTAGCCAAGGTAACGGATTAGTTTTTTGATTATAGTTAGGTTTTAAACCTAGTTGAAGTAGTCTTCTATCAGCAATGTGTCTAATATATAATTTAACATCTTCAGCTTTAAGACCTTGTACTTCTCCTAAATTAAAAGCTAAATCTATAAACTTATCTTCAAGGTCAACCATGTCTCTACATGTTTGATATAAAGTTCCTTTAAAATTATCGTTCCAAATATTTTTATTTTCATCAATTAAAGTATGAAACAATTTAATCATGTTTTCTACGTGGTGACTTTCGTCTCTAATAGACCAAGTAACTATCTGACACATTCCTTTCATTTTACCAAATCTTTGAAAGTTAAGGAGCATAATAAAAGAAGCAAATAATTGTAGGCCCTCACCAAATGCAGAAAATACAGCTAATTCTCTAGCCATACCTTCAATACCCTTGCCTTTATCTTTAAATAAATAACTATGTTTGTTGGCCATTGCTTTGTATTCTTGAAAAGCTTTGTATTCACTATCTGGTAAACCAATAGTATCATTAAGTAATGAATAAGAATGAACATGATTAGCTTCACTTGTTGCTATAGCAGACAACATCATTCTAATTTCTGGTGCTTTAAATTTAGGTATATATTTATCTAAATAAGCTTGTGCTATATCTACATCACCTTGAGTAAAGAATTTTAATATTTGAGTTATAAGATTTTTTTCTTTATCACTTAATCTTTCATTCCAATCTCTTACATCTTCAGCTAACGGAACTTCACTAGGTAGCCAGTGCATTTTTTGTTGTGTGTCATAAGCTTCAAAAGCCCACGGATAATCAAATGGTTTGTAGTGTGTTCTTCCCTTAAATAAACTCATATTCCCCTCATCAATTCTATAAATTCTATTATTACTATTAATCCTAACTCTATTGCTAACACTGTATGATATACATGCCACAATAAGCTTAATGTTTTAGGACGCTTAAATTTTTTTCTTCTTTTTTTGCGGGGTTTATCAACCTCATCAAATAAACTTTCGTATGTCATTGGGGTCTTCCTTGTCTGTTATATTTTTTATTATTTTGTAATTTCTTTTTCTTGTTAGGATTCTTAGTGTGAACTCGTACCCTTTTTTTAGGTTTTTCACGGGCCACAAAACCAGTAAATTTTTTAGCCATAATTATTCACAGGCAAGACAATCAGACTCACTGTCTGGTCTTACTATTCTTTCTATTTTAGTTGATATTATTTCTGCTCTTTTAATTGCTTCCGAACGACAATAGTAAAGAGTCTTAATTCCTTTTTTCCAAGCTGATAGATGTAACAAATGTAAATCTTTGATGTTAACATCAGATGGTACAAAAATATTTAAACTTTGTGACTGGCAAATTTCTTTTTGTCTATCCGCAGCTAATTCTATAATCCATCTCTGGTCTATTTCAATAGCTGTAGCAAACACATCTTTTTCCCAATCATTTAATTGTTCTAAATGTCTTACTGAACCTCTGTTAGCAATAATACTTTTCCAAGTTTCGTCAGTATCTATTCCTTTTTCTTTTAAAAGTTTTTCTAAAAATTTAT